CCTCTAGTTAGGTGCCTGTGACGCGCACCCCATAGCGCCCGCAGTGCAGGCGCTACAGGCTACGCGCTCAGCCCCTCGGGGCTTGGCGCTGGTAATCGTTCTTCACGAACACGCCCGCAGCCGCGAGTTTCGCAAAGCCTAGCACGTTCGTGCTTACCTCGATCTGCGCGCCGCGCGCTAAGCGGATACGGATCACGGAGTCGCCCTTCTCATTGACGCCGATGCTTTCAACTGTGCTCTTTTCGATGTCCATGTCTGCAATGCTCCTCTGTTGTGGTGCCTCAGTGCGCACCGTGTAGCCCGCGCAAGTTTAGCACGGGCTACCCGCTGAGCGCTTACAGTAGCTCGGCCTCTGCCGTCCACCAGATGAACGGGCCCCGCACCGGCTCGCGCACTCGCAGCGCCCGGCGGCGTTCGAAGTCCTGCCAGCCGGTGGAGCAGTCGCGGAACAGATGCATGCGATGCTTGCGCGCCGCCCACTCGATCAGGCGCAGGCCGCGCATGCACTGCTCGTGCGTCCACGTGTCTACCATCACCGGGAGCGCGGCTTCGGCGCACGCGTCGCGCCATGACTGCACCGCGATGCACCCGGGCCCGCCGGCAGAGCGAAAAATGCGCTCGGCGTGATACAGCACGCGCCCCTGTGCTGGCGTCATTGGAAAGCGCTTCGACTCGTAGCCGTGGCTCATAGGGCCCCCGCGTCGCGTGCGCGCTGGACTAGGCTACGATCACCCCGCCACGCTGCCCGCAAGCTCGCGTTGCGATTCAGCGCCCGCGCTACCTCCTCGGCATCCTCGCGCGTTGCGTACTCCTCGCGCTGCCCGTAGGCGAACAGCAGGTAAGAGGTGGATTGCAGCCGCGACGCGAGCGACCGCAGCGCATACCACGTATCCCGGCATCCCTCGTAGTTGCGCCGGGTCTCCTCGTCGCTCCAGCCGTAGGCGTCCTGATAGTGGCGGAAGGCTTCGAACGGCTGGTAAGTCTCATAGCGCTCCACCGTGGCGATTACGCACGGGAACAGCGGGCCCGCGCTCCACGGCTGCACGCTGCCGTGTCCTACCGCGTCCGCGTGCGCCGCCTTGCGCGCCTGTGCGGTGCTGAATCCGTCGCCCGGCAGCACGTCGTGCGCGGTGCGCGGCATCGCTTCGTTTCTCGGTTCGTAGAAGTCTCTGCTCATGGTGCTAACTCCTCTGGTTAGGTGCCTGTAGTGCGCACCCCATAGCGCCCACGGCGGGCGCTACAGGCTGAGCGCTAATGCTTCTCCGGTCCCGGCTCGCCAGCGGCGGCGAAACTCCGGCTTTCCATCTCGCGCGCGATGCGGTAGGCGTTGCCCGCGTTCTGGATCATTAGCTCGCGCTCCTCCTCGGGCACCTCCGGCTGTCGCGCAGCGGCGCGCAGGCGTAGCGCGTACTCGTCGAGCGCGTGAACGGCCAGCGTGAAGTCGGCCAGATGCGAGAAGATAAATTGCAGGTTCATGGTGCTGTTCCTCTGTCAGGTTGTGGCGTGCCAGATGGCCCACCGTGTAGCGCCGGGAGCTTAACACGTCCCGGCGCTACCCGCTAGGTCACGCGTGCGCGACGATGGCCCTCCTCCGCCAGCCGCCCGGGTAGGCGTCCACCTCGGCGATACTAAGGCGCTCAGCGCTCAGGCGTAGGCCCCTGAGCAGCATATCCGCCTTGCGCAGCACGTGCTCGGTGGTAAGAGCACCCGGGAGCACCTCGCCAATGCGGCGCAAGCCGTCGCGGTCTTTGAACAGCACCGTCAGCGCGTCGCCCTCGCGCAGCCACGGGCCCGCGAGCACTGCCACGCGGTCGGCGTCCGTGGCGGCACGCATGCCCACCTCGCCCAAGTCGCGCCCGAAGCTCTCGCCGTCCTGCGCGGTGAATGACTCAACGGCCGCATTGAAGCCGTCCGGGTCGCCCTGCGAATAGTTCCAATCGCTGAGCACGTCTTCGCCATTCCCCAGCACGAGCAGCACGCCGTGCTCGCCCCGCTTCAGCGTGCTGGCCGCTTCCCGTCCGGGCTTGGCGTCGCGCGTGAACCTGACGCTAACCTCGTCCAGATTGAACACTGCGGCCATTACGGCGTCCGTGTCGCCCATCGGGTATTCGAACCCGTCGCCGTCAAACGTCCGCCACGCGGTCCAGCCCTTGTGGCGCATGTGGCCGATCAGGGCCCGCACAATGCCGCGCTCGATCAGGCGGCGCTTTTCGTTCTCGGTGTATCTGCTCATGGCTCTAGCTCCTCTGAAGACTGCGAACGGATACCATGCCGAGAAACGCGCCGCTGTCGGCGTCCTCGATATGGCATTGACCCATGGTGCCGCACTTCGGCGCGCCCGGGAGATTGATCACCCGCACGCGCTGCCCGGCTGCCGCGTCGTAATGCTGCGGCATCATTGCGTCCAGCCCATCAGGCCGGAACACGTGCACGCTGCCCGCTCTAACTCTCATGGTCCTAGCTCCTAGTCCTACCCGGTGCCGCCGGGCCGGTGCGCCCCGTTCTCCCTCGCCTGTGGCTCGGTATCGAAGCGCCGCCCGCACGCTAGCACGTAACACGGTTAGCGGTCAATCTATTTGTGTTACACCTTGTCCGGGCTCGGCAGCGTCGGCACAGGCGCGAGCGGCAGACTGTCCGCGAATGCCTTGGCCTGCTGGCGCGTCGCTCCCAAGCGCTGCGCCCGCGTAGCGTGTACCACGTCGGCGCTGCGTGACTTGTCCCGGGCGGCACGACGCGCGGCCTTGAATGCCTGAATGGCCCCGTCATACACGGCGACCTCGGCGAGCGCAACCTTGAGGCGGTCGATGGCTCGGCGCGCGCTGTTCTCAGCACGCTCGGCGCGTTGTGCGGCGGCGCGGCGCGCGGTAGTCATAAGGCGGAACTCGGTCATGAGATGGTCTCCCTGTGTGGTTTGCGGCGCACCGGACGGGCGCGCACCCCTACATTGTACTCGGTTTCCCGGGCGTAGTTGCTCCATTATCCAGCACGGTAGGCGGCCGAAAGAGGGAAATGGATAGATGAAACTGTCATGTTGTCAAGCTGTTGCGAGCACTATCCATACTATCCAGCGGAATACAGAGCATAACTGAACGCGCACGAAAAAACGCGGAAGGGAATGCGCGCGCACCGCCTAACTGTCACACAGGCACACAGACAAAAAGACTTGCTGCTCTCTTTTTTTAGATGGATAGTATGGATAGTGCGCATAGTCCCCGGGCGTCAGCAACTATCCAGTTAATGATTTCCTCTGGATACCTGTTGGATAGTATCAACAAATCAACCACTTGGCCGCGCGAAGTGTCAACGCGACGGGCTAAGCCCGCGTAATTGTGTTACGCATCCCCCGCGCGCCACCGCTTAACTGTTTGATTGTTCAGCGGTTTCCGGCGCGCAGGCAGAGCAATAAGCATGCTTTACTGTGCGGCTGTGGACCCCCTTGGGGGGCGACGGTCGCGGCCCGCCCCCGTATGTCCCCCTGTCCCGTGTACGTTTGGGCCATTTTTGGGGTCTGTAAACAAATCAACAGTCTTACAATTAGAACCCCCACCGGAATCATAGCCACACTACGATCCGCAAAAACATCCGCACTCCCGGGCTCCCTACGCCCCGGCAGGGGATTCGCCAAACTGCCCGCCCGGCTAGGCGCTATCCCGCTTACCGCCCAATATACTAGGCCCCCGCGCTGTCAGAAGCCGGCCCCCCTTTCTGACATCCGTAAAATTTTTGACCTGTACAACCCTTGACAAGCCCACAATCCGCCGGTATATTGCAACTATGACCACGGGCGCACAGGGGGACGAGGGGGAGGCACCAGTGCCGGCGCTGCCAAAGGTGCGCGCTGAGCCGGTCCCGGCGGGGGACAGCTTCTTCGAGAGGCTTGCCGAGCCGCTGCCCGAGGTCATTGTCAAGAAAGAGACAGTACCGGAGGGCTTCGAGCGCCGGGGCGAGCCGCCGAACGTCCGAGAGGCGCGCCGGCTGAGGGAGTTGCTGCCGCCGGGGTACGAGCCGGAGAGCGCCGCGGCGATGACGTTCGACCCGAGGATCGCCTACGCCCTCGCGCTCGGGCTGTCCACGCCGTCGGACGTGTTCAGGAAGTATGGGGTGGGGCTGGAGGAGGCGCGCCGGCTGATCGCCCTGCCGGCGTTCATCAGCACGATCAAGCGGTATAAGGAGGAGGTCACCGAGAAGGGGGTCACGTTCCGGCTGAAGGCTAAAATCCAAGCCGAGGACCTGCTCACGCAGAGCTACGCGCTCGCGACAGACCCGGAGGTGCCGGCCGCGGTGCGGGCGGACATCATCAAGTGGACGGCTAAGATGGCCGGGCTGGAGCCGACGGAGAAAGAGAAGGGGGGAGGGAGCGGCGCTGGGTCGGGGTTTAACCTGTCGATCACATTCGCAGGTACCCCGGCCCAGCCAGCCGGTGCCATCATCGACATTACACCACGGGTGGAGGACAACACATGAGCAGCGACGCGACAGTCGGACGGATCGCATTCGGGCCGCACCGGGAGACGAGCAGCGCGCGCCACGATGGGCACTCGGCACTGCGCTCCATCGACGGGGAAATCGTGACATTCGATCCGCATCCGGCGACTGCGCTCCTGTTGGAGCTAGTCGATGCTGACGGCGTGTGCTGCGGCCTGTACTGGGCCGGCCGGGAGAACCGGATCGTCAAGGGCCCGCGGGGGGTCGAGGTCACGTTCGATGTGGAGAAGGCTCGCCGCATCCCGCTCTCGATGCGCGACGTGGCCGAGCAGCTTGCCGAGGCGATGAACCAGTACACCGACCGCACGGTCCACGACCTCGGCCGCACATGGCACGTGGTGGAGTCCGCGCGGTGAGGTCGAACTACACCGATGACGAGGTGCGCGCACTGGTCGAGATCAAGGCCCTGCTCTCGGGGGAGATCACTCGCCTGACCACGCTCGCGGCCACATACTTACAGCACCTGATCCCCTGCGCGGACGCTGAGCACCGCGGCGTGATCGCCCGGAAGGCGGCTGACGCGGTGTCGTCCGTGCTCCAGCACCTACGCTATTGCTCGTGGCTCGAAGCCGAGCTTACACAGGGGCGCGTGTTCACCGACCCGGCGGCGATCCTCGCCGAGTTGATCGAGCAGCAGACGGAGATGGCAGAGTTGTCGCGCGCGAAGCAGGAGCCCGAGCCCGAGGTGCTGGGCCCGAACACGGTCGTGGGGGATACCCCCCATCCAAAGGATGCAGCGGGGCAGGATCACTCGCCTAAAGGGGATGAAGGGGCTGCGAGCCTAGTCCACCCGCCTGCTCCCGCTGCGCCCTCCCACACCGACCACCCGCTACGCCACTGGGATCGCACCTGCCCGGCTTGTCTAGCCGAGGCGATGGACGTGCCGACGCCGGAGACCAAGCAGTGAAGTATACCGGAGGCGCTCCCGGTGGGCATAAGATCGACATCGACGGTGTGGGCGGACTGTGGTTATTGCCGTTCGCCAAGCGGCAGCTTAACAGGTTCAAGAAGCTGTTCCCGTTCGGAGTTCGCCGGTTTCACCTGCCTGACGGTGAGGAGGTGACGATCTGGTGGGGCGGGTACCGAGACCGGATCAGGATCGTCGTCGCCATCGAGTTTGACGGTCGATACCGGGTGGAGCCGTTCTGGTACTTGAACAACGACAAGTTCGCGGAGGACGCTGGCAACGCCCTGTTTCAGACGTGGTGGTCCCGGGACGGCACCACACTGGCGTACACCGACCGGATCGGCGCGGAGGAGGGGGTTAACAGGTTGACCGCTGTGCGGGATAACCTAACACCCGCATTCCTCGACGATGTGGCCGTTTCCGGAGAAAACGGGCAGAACTTATTCAACACACTTATTAACAGGCACTTTCAGGAATCGGCTACGGACGGTGACCCGAGTTGGGTATGGCCTATCGCGACCTCGGTGTTCACTCATTCAGACGGCTTGGTACTCTTTGCCCGGGCCGCTATTACGGCCGGCGTGCGCGTGTTCGATGTGGGCGTGACTCCGGAGGTCGAGCCCACTGCTACCACCCTAGTTCAGCGTAGCACGGAGGACGTGCCGCAGTTCGTGTTGGACTTCTACACAGGGCAGTCGGTGCCTCACGCCCTCGATCTGACCACCGGCCCGGGAAATTATAGGCCGCTGATCGACCGTCGTTCCACCACTAGTGCCACGCCTTTTTACTGGTCATTGCCTGTGATCCCGTATGCCACCGGCCTGAATGCCTTGGCTGCGAACTTAACGGTGGCTGGTCGGGACTATCAGGCGGAGCTACCGGTGTCGGTGTTCTCCATGCCATTCGCGCAGTCCGTGGTGATCACACCCAATGAGCCGGACCCGCCCAACGTAGAGGTGACCATAGGCGTCCGCTGGGAGATGCGTAGGTTTAACCTGACAACCAACGACTGGGACCTGATGTATGGTCGCACCGAGCTTGACGTGCTCACGTTCTCCTATACCGAGTCCGACGGCACAATGGGAGCCGTGGCGTACACGTTCGAAGGGGACCCGGTGCACGCGTCATATACGAAGGTAGCCGGGGCTAACCACGCCACGCGTACACTTACCATTACTCCTACAGGTAACCCCTTGGGGGCGGTCCGTGTTACAGGAAATGCGGGGGCTCAACAGGTGTTCGTCGGTGACATACTGGTTGCTGGTGCGGCTCCGGGTGACGACGGAGCGACCACCTTGGTTCCCCAAGCCGTTGCGGCGAGTGGCGCACTGGTGGCGCATTCCAATAATAACCAGTTCTGGCATGGCTCTTGGGGCGAGGTTGAGGCCGGATTTTCCGTACCGGCCATGTCTCCTGATGGCACCGCGTTATGGGTTGGCTCGGATTCACCCGGCAATCCATTAACCTATTACGAGAACGGGGTACTCCTTTACACGTCCCCCTCCGATCCTCCCTTGACTGGGGTGTTATCTCCCGGCGTCCACACGGTGTACCGCGTTCATGGGTGGTCGTACGAGCGAGATGCCGTTAAGGCCGTTATATCACATGAGGTGGTAGAGTCGAGTCCCGGCGTGTTCCAGAACGTACAGCGCGCGGCCTTGATCCAGTGGAACGGATCGAGCTTCGACGTGCTTAAACTATACCCGGGCGATCTAGTGCTGCACAACCCCGGGGCTAACTCATTCGCCGAGACCGTCGCCATTCAGGACGAGTTCCTGCTATGACAGCCGTACAGCTTAACCTCTCCGGTCTCCCCGTATGCTCCCAGTTCATGCAGAGCGACGCGCGTTTTCGCCTGCTGCATGGACCGTTCCGCTCGGGTAAGTCGGTCACCTGTATGGCGGAGATCGTCAAGCGGGCGATCCAACAGAAGCGCGACAAGACCGGGCTCCGGCGCTCGCGCTGGGCCATCGTGCGTAACACCATGCCACAGTTGCGCGACACCACTATGAAGACGTGGTTCGACTGGTTCCCCGACGGCGGCGGCGCAGGCTGGTACAAGGAGACCGGCAAGACGTTCTTCTTGGAGTTCGGCGACGTTAAGGCCGAGGTCATGTTCCGCGCGCTGGATGACGCCGCGGACGTGAAGAACTTACTGTCGCTCGACTTGACCGGCGCGTACATCAACGAGTCGCGCGAGACTGCCCGGGAGATCATCGAGGGTCTGGACGGTCGTATCGGACAGTACCCCAAGATGGCCGACGGCGGACCGTCGTGGTTCGGCATGTGGGCCGACACCAACCCGCCCGAGGAAGGTTCCTACCTGTGGGCGATGATGGAGGGCCTCGACCCGGACGAACTGGCCCGCAAGAAGTCGAACGGCTGGGTGATCTTCAGGCAGCCGGGTGGTATGGTGCGTTGCCAGCCCGGGGAGATCGCTGAGGTCGTGCTAAAGAACGGATGGGCTCTGCGCACTAATCCTGACGCGGATAACATCGCGAACCTGATCCCGGGCTATTACGGCAACCTTGCGAAAGACAAGACGGACGAGTACGTTAAGGTGTACATCATGGGGCTCTACGGCCAGAGCAAGGCCGGTAAACCCGTGCACGCCCTGTTCGATCCCGACTTCCACATCGCTAAGGAAATCCTGATTCCGAACCCGCACTTGCTCCTCTTGATCGCCGCAGACTTCGGGCACACGCCCGCGTTCTCGATCAAGCAGCAGGACCTGCACGGTCGCGTGCTCACGCTGGACGAGGTGGTGACCGAGGGGATGGGGCTCCAGCGGGCGATCCGCGAGCGCCTGAAGCCGCTGCTGCGGAACAAGTACGGCGGGTATAACATCCGGGTCACCGGTGACCCGGCGGGGAATGCCGGCGCGCAGACCGACGAGAAGTCCTGCGTGGACATCTTCAAGATGGAGGGGTTTCGGACCGTGAAGTTCGCCTACTCTAACACCCCGATCCACCGCACCAACGCCACGGATTTCTTCCTAGCCCGGCGCACGGAGGTGGGGGCCGGGTACCTGATCAGTCCCCAGTGCGCTTACCTGATCCGGGGTATGAAGGGGGGATACCACTACAAGATCAGCAAGACTGGTATAATCAGTATCGAGGTCAACAAGAACATCTACTCCCACATCTGCGAGGCGGGGCAGTACGGGGACATGTACTATTTCAAGGGCACGAACGAACCCGAACGCGAGAACGACCGTAAGGCGTGGCTGAAACAGCTTAACAGCCGCGCCGGTGTTTACACGAGGAGATCATAATGGCCGACGAGCAGACGACAGTTCCACCGGTTGACGCGGAGAAGATGCGCGTGCTGGGGATCGCGAAGGCGAAGCAGTTCGAGCAGTACAAGAAGGATCGCCGCGAGACCGAGCAGCAGTGGCTGCGCAACCTGCGCCAATTCCGCGGCATCTACGATCCCGAGATCGAGCGCCGCATCCCGGCGGACCAGTCGAAAGCCTACCCGAAGATCACCCGCACCAAGGTGATCGGGACCGTCTCGCGCCTGATGGAGATGCTGTTCCCGCAGACCGAGAAGAACTGGGGCATCGAGGAGAGCCCGCTGCCGGACCTGTCCGAGAGCGATCTGCAACTCGTGCTCGACCAACTCACCGCCGAGCGCGTGGCAGCCACCCCCGAGGGGCAGGCTCCTGACAACAACATCCCCGACGACGAGATCGAGAAGGCCATCAAGAGCTTCGCTCACGAGAAGGCGCTCCGCATGAGCCACGAGATGGAAGACCAACTCGACGAGATCGAGTACATCACGCTCGCGCGCCGTGTCATCTTCAGCGCCGTGCTCTACTCTGCTGGCATTCTGCGCGGACCGCAGGTGGTCTCGAAGAAGGCTCGCCAGTGGACTCGCGACGCGATGGGGAAACTGAAGGCCGTCGTGATCGAGAAGTTCGCGCCGATGTACGAGTTCACCAGCGTGTGGGACTGGTATCCCGACCTGAGCGCCAAGGTGTTCGCGCAGATGGACGGCTCGTTCTTCCGCCACGTCATGTCACGAAATCAGGTCTCCGAGCTTGCCAAGCGTCCTGACTTCATGGCCGATGTGGTCACGAGGTATCTGAGGGATAACACCGCGGGCAATTACAAGGAGCTTGAATGGGAGATCGAGCTTCGCACTAAGGGCGACCGCAGTAACCTGACCAATCTGACCGGACGTAAGTTCGAGGCGTGGGAGTGGTGGGGCTTCGTCTCCGGACACGACCTGCGTGCGGCCGGCGTAAATATCTCCGATGGGGACCTCGGCAAGGAGCTTGAGGCTAACCTATGGGGGATCGACAACACCATCATCAAGGCCAAGCTGAACCCCTACGACGCGAAGATTCGCCCTCACCATGTGTTCGTGTATGAGGAGGACGACATTAACCTGCTCGGGATCGGCGTGCCGCAGGTGATGCGCGATAGCGCGCTCGCTATCGGCGAGGCGTCCCGCATGATGCTGGATAACGCCAGCGTGGTGTGCGGACCGATGCTCGAACTGAACCAAGACCTGTTGGTACCCGGGCAGTCGCTCGATGTCTACGCGCGCAAGATTTGGCTGCGCGAGGGACAAGGGCAAGAGTCCGCTCAACCGGCCGTGCGCAGCATCTCAGTGGATGCGCACATCCCCGAACTGCGGTCGATCATCGACCTGTTCATGTCGTTCGCCGATACCGAGACGGCGCTGCCGCCTTCGGCCTTGGGCGACGTGACGAAGGGCGGGTCCGAGGCGCTGCGCACGCAGGGTAACCTGTCGATGCTGATGGGTGCCGCCTCGCTGCCGATCCGCGACACGGTGCGCAACTTCGACCACTTCACGACCAGCTTCGTG